CTTGCGGGGGGCAGAGCGTTTCATTTCGTTTCTGGTCATGGATGCACCAAAAGTGTTACGCATCTGACGGCTGTAGTCATCAGAGTCGCGCTCTTCACTCTCACCACTTTCTCGAGACATGCGGTCAGTTTCACCTTTAGTCATCGATTTACCCGAGTATTCGTATTTGTCATCGTCACTCATTATTTTCTAGCCTTTCTTTTGACTTTACGTGCTGTCGTGAGTGCAATAGCAATTGCTTGCTTTTGCGGCTTACCCGCCTTCATCTCTCTGCGAATGTTGGCAGAAATGGTTTTTTGACTACTACCTTGTTTGAGTGGCATATCGTTCCTATCTAGACAAAATACTAGTGCCAGTACGCAATGCACCGCGCAAATTTGCAGTTCCAAGCTGTCCACCTAGAACTTGTAACTCTTCTTTTAACAGCTCAATCTTTTTGTCTCTTGCCATCAAAGCGTTAATCTGGTCAATCTTTTGAGACTCTCGCAACAACAAATTTTCTGGAATAGCACCTGTTTTGGCTTGTTCTGTCAAGAACCTCTTCATTTCTAATATGAGCTTTTCATAACTATAAATGGTGGAAGGAATTCCAGTACGGGCAGCTTCTTGTTCTGCTTGGTCAACAAGATTGCCAAACTTCCTCAATCTGTCGTAAGACGTTCTAGTGGCGTTATTTGCCTGTGCCGTCTTAAACAATTGGTTGGCTTCTCCCTTTACGGAGTCAAGCTGCAATTTCAAATTGTCTGCTTGTTGTTGAGCCGCAAGGTTTTGTTCTTTCGCCCTTCTTGTCTCTTCCTTTGTGATTCCTGGCTCTCTTGACCTGGCTGCTTGCTGCGCTTCTTCTGCTTGTTTTTGTGCAGACTCTAAAGTGGAAGTTGCTTGTTTTTCAAAAGTAGTTGCGGTTGTTGCTCTAGCTTTTTCTGCTTGCTCTTGTGCAATTCTTTCTGCCTCAGTGGTTGGCAAACGCTTGCCTTCTACTTTGATTGGGGCTTTTGACAATTGCATTTGCGCCCGTTGCGCCCGTTCTGCGCTTGACAAAGTGTTGGCATATTGTTCGGCTTGCAGCTTCACTTCAGCCAAAGAAGGATGGCTCAACCAATCTCTGTTTTTGGGTTGGTTAAGCCAATTGCGAACAGTGTTGGAATTTTGCCCTCTGAACTGATTAACCAAGTATTCTCCAGCAGTGCGCTTTACCAATGCCGCATCACCAGTGATGTCAATCAAGTTTTGAACACCGCTTCTGTTTGTGAAGAAAACATTGCCAAGCTCACCAGGGGCTTTTGCAGTGTAGGATGTTCCTTCTTCAATTGCAGTTAAGGTGCGACCAGCTTTTGTCTCAAATTGTTCTAGGTTGCGGGCAGCGTCAGACCAATTTTTTTGCAACGCCTTTTGCCCAGTAGCGCCTACGTATTCTTGTTGCAGCCTAGACAACAAGGCGTACATGTTTTGTTGCTTGATGCCCTTAACAGCGCCATATCCCTCTGGCGGGTTTCTGAACACTTCTCCTACAAAACGCCGAGCATCATCTGCTGCTTCAAAAGATGACTTGAATGTTCTGTAAAACTTGCCGCCTTCTTCTTTGACGTTGTAACCAAGTCATCTTGCTGTTTTAGCTTGCTCTTCTGTTAACTCATACTGCCTGTTAATCACAGAGTCACGGATACGTTTGAAAAAACTCAGCACACCTGGGTCTGTAATTTTTACAATGTCCGGCGAGGTTACTGGGTCAAACGGGCGAGTCAGCTTTTCTATCTCTCTGTAAGCAGGCATGTTTTCAAGTTGTACGCCTTTTGCTTGGTTTGCATCAACAATGGTTTTCTGGTTGTCGCGCAACACTTTGTCCAATTGGTCACGCTCTTGAATAAATGCAGCTTGCTTGGCAATGCTTGTCTGTTGAACAGGCGCAAATATGTCGGTCAACTCTTTTTCTTTGCCCAACTTTTGGATGCCAGAGTTAACGGCATTTATCCTGTTTTGCGTTTTTTCGTTGATGATGGCGACTTGTTGTTTTGACTTGTTGATTTGAGCCTGCGCGGCAGCCAAGACATCTTTTGCCGCCTTCTCTGCTTCCGCTCCACCTCTCTGGCGCAACGCATCGGCATTTTGTTGGGCAAGGCTAAGTATCTTTTCGTTTTCTGTGTTAAGTTGTCTGTTCAAATTGTCAATGCGAACTTGAGCAGCAGCCTCTCCTTTGGCGGTAATTTGGTCTGGCTTGAGAATTTGAATGGAGTTCAACTCATTAGTGAGTCGTTGGATTTCTCTGGTTGCAATGTCTGATGTGGCAGCCAAACCCTCAATGTCCTCTCCTCCTTTGAACCCACGTTTAACAAATTCACGAACATAGTCTCTTGCAACATCAGCAGCAGACTTGATTGATGTGGCAGTTATGCCTCCAAGAACACCACCCAAAAGTCCCCCAAAGGGAATTGCCTTTAGAGCAGTAAAACCTTTTTCTTTGTATCTTTCAAGCGTATCTTCTATTCCTGTAGGTGCAGCAACTCCATAAATGCCACCAGCCAACATGCCTGTTTTTGCAGACTCAAACGCTTGTTTGCCACGGGTCAGCAATTCTTGAGCCTCTTGAGTAGTTTTGCTACCACGCAACAACTTAGCCAACGGCAATGGTGCAACAAGCCCACCAGCAAATTGAGCTTCTGGTGAACCAAATTCTTTTAGAAGTTGCGTTGTCCGCGCAGCCGCAGCGCCAGTTTCTCCAGGCAACAACTCTATTATTCCAGTATAGGTTTGACCAACACCAGAAGCCGTACCTTTTAATGCCTCCCCGTAACCAGCCGCCTCTTCTTTGGGGTCAGGTGGTGGGCTAAACAAGTTGTATGTGCGAGAATTTTCTTCTGTTGTGTCAGGAGTAAAACGACTTGTAGGTGTGTCTGCTTTAAATGGCATGATTACTCCCAAGTTCCAGAAACACCGCCAATGTTTACTTTCTCACCTGACTTCAATGTTCCAGCTTTAAACGCTTTTTCTGCATCTGCTTCTGTTGCATAGTTTTTTGATACACGGGGGCCAACTTGTTTATTAAACTCATTAAGATTTTGAGAAGTACCCAAAGCACTTTGAACTTTAGGGTCTACCAAAGTACGCGACCCAGAACTAATAATCCTGTTTACATCTCGGACTGTCCAAGTAATTAAGCTATCTACCCTCTTTTTGGCTTCTTCAGCTTGAGCAATTTGAGTAGAGTTAGCTTCAGCAGCTTTCAAGTCTTTAACAAGAATATCCATGACTTGTTTTGATTGAGCCAAAGACAGATAAATATTTATTTTCTTGTCGCCAGCACGGGGCTGTGATTTTGCAAACTCTCGTATTGCGCCTTCCGTTGCTCCAGAAGGCCTACCACTTGCTTCAATAGTTGTAATGGCTCGCGTCATGCCAGCAAAGACTTGTTGAAATGCTCGTGCCTCTTCATTTGTAATTTGCTGAGAAAAAAACCTTTTCCCAGCGTCACTTAATCCCTTGGTTGGGTCTGTTAAAACTTCTGCCAACACAGGAGGTGTAGCAGATATAGGCAAAGATGCGGCATTTTCAATTTCGTTTGCAAGCTGGTTGCCAGCATTTGTCATAGCTTGGTTGTATCGAAATTGCACAGCACCACCTTTTCCAGAAGGTGTACTTGCTCCAGAACCTCCTGCACCTCCACTTCCTGGTTTTTCTGCGCCTGCGGGTAAACCAGGTGACGTCACCCAAGATTTTTTGTTAGCGTCCCACTGGTACATCTGCTGTGTCTTAGGGTCAACAAAAAACTGAGATGGCTGCTTATCAGCGTTAACTTTTTGACGCTCTAAGTTAAGCAGCTTAGTTCGATGCGCTTCAGTTGCTTTGTCTCTCTCCGCTCCAATTTCCAACTCTCTCGCACGGTAGTCAGCCGTAAGTTTGCGGTCACCAGCAGCCTCTGCTCTACGGGCAAGCTCTATCGCATCAGCAGAGTCTCTGTTAAGTTTTGCAAGGAAATCCGCATGGGCATAATTAGCCAATGCCATTTGCAAGTTAAACGATTTACTTTGCAAATCACGCTTTAGCTCAAAGTCTCTGTTCTCAAACGCATTTGCTGCTTGTTGCTGTAGCTCTTGTTGCTTGAGTGAAATCTGGTTTGCAAAGGCATCTGCATCACGCTGTCTGTTTCCTTCAAACTCAGCTTTTATTGTTCTTATCTTGAAGTCTTCTGCGGCAGCACGTTTAACTTCATCTTGGTCTAACGTAATGGCTTTATCCATTGCTTCACTAACCGATTTCAAGTATTGAACAGTTGGGCCGTAACCTCTTGTTTCGTAAAACTTCTTCAAGGTGTCTGCCTTGTTCTTCAAGAACTCACCTTCAATTTTTTGGTCGCGGGCATTCTTGTCCATGCCTGACAACAATTCTGTGTCTTGCATGAACGCCAGCAGTTGCTTAATCCTTGAGTCCAGTTGTCTCTGGTTTGTTTAAAAGATGCTTTTCTCTTTTTTGTAGAGGTCTTCTCTACCTTTTCGATTACCTTCCAACATGCCATTCATGGCAGACATAGCGACCTGGGAATACTCCTTGCCGCCAGAGCCAATAGCAAAACCCACTATGTTCAAAAGACCAAACAACGCCATCATGTCTTGAGCGTTTTCTTCATTTGGAACAAATGGCTTTGCTTTGTCTTCCAAAGCGCGTTTGTAATCAGCCCGTGTTGGGTCTGCCAAAATTTCTCTTTTTTGTTGGGCAGCAGAGTCAGCAAGTTGCGTGTACTTGTCGCCCTCCATTTCAACTTCTTTCAGCTTCAAGTCTGCTTGACGCTCTAGCTCTCCTTTTTCAGCAACTCGAATGGCTTCTAACTTGGGACTCATTTGTTTAAGGTACTCTTGCCCAGCAGGCTGCGCCGCAGACTTTTCTGGAACAACAGCTTCACGCACTGGCAACTCAAGTGGTTTTAAGTCTTTAACAACAGACTTGTAATTTGCAACCAACGGAAATTTTAGAGCATCTGCCAATAACCTATTGGCCTCTGGCGACTTGGTTAGTGCACTGTCTTTTACTTCTTCTGCCATGTTGTAGCTCCTTATGCGACAGGCTGCGCTGATGGGTATACATACGTAGGCGCATTTGACAAGGTGCGGGCAATGTTGCTGGCGTAGCTGCTAGCCAAGCTGTTGACGTACTGGTCAGCCTGCATACCAGCCCTGATAGCTCCACTGGCAATCTGGTCGCCTATGCCAGAGACTTTCAGACCGTAGTCATATTGGTTCTGCAACAGTTGCTGACGCATGTTTTCTACCGCCATCATGGCTTGCTGTGCGCCTACACCGCCGCGAGACTGTGCGCCCTGCGCGGCCTGTGCTTGTGCGGCTTGTAGCTGTTGCTGGGCAGCAGGCGTAAGCTGTCCGCTCTGTGCTTGGGCAATAAGTTTCTTGCCTTCCGCTTGGTAGGGCTGCGCCAGCTTCGCCATGTCTTCTCTGTACTTCTTAGCTTGCTCTGTTGCTTGGCTAATCTGGTAAGCACCCAGCACCGCCTGTGCGCCGCCAATACCCAGCCGTGCTTTTGTCTGGTCACTCAAGTTTCCAAAAAAACTAGACTCTGCGTCTACGTCTTTTTGACCTGTTAGCACTGACCCACCAGGTTGATTGCCTATCTCTCTAGGAGTAGGAATATACGGAACTCTTCCTTCCGCAGAACCAGGAGCAAGAGCAGCAGTAGCGGCGGCAATGTCTGGAAAATCTGCGAAAACTTCGGGTTGAGAACGATATTGTGAAGAATATGTGCCTGAACGTACAAAATCACTAGGAGATGTTTCAATAGGCACACGAGCAGCTTCTAAATATGCTTGTGCATCAAAAGGTTGAGCTGGGCCAGGAGAATAATCTGGGCCTGCATAAGCAGGCTCACCCGTATAGTATTGGTCGTAGCTATCCAACTCTGCTTGAGTCTGAAAAGAGGGCACACCCGTATCTGCATGTGGCTCACCAGAGCCTCCACGGGCTTTTAGCAAATCTGCTTCCTCTTGGTTGATGTAGGCAAGCATGTGCCCTGGAGGGGCTTCCTTTTGCAACAGTCGCGCTATTTTGCGGATGTCACCGCCTACACCTGTTATTTGCCTAACTGCTGATGCCATGCTTACACTCCTAGTGCGTCTTTGAGTTTTAGAGACTCTTCGTTCCAAACCTTTTTGCGTTTCCCGCCTGTGCCCGTGCCTTCGATTTCACCAGCGCCACGGGAGGATGTCAAGCCTGTGGACACGCCTGCTGTACCTAGCGCAGCACCCAACGTAGCCATAGAGCCGCCAGACTTTGGTTTCTTGTAAGTGGTTACAAAAATGTCAGGCCTGTAAGTGCTTGGCTTGTCGGCAGGCGCTTCTTCAGCAGGAGCTTCTTCTTCAGCAACGTCTGGCTCTTCTGTTGAAGGCGGGGGAACAATATCTGCCGTGGGAGGTTTTGTTGTTGTTTCGGTTGTGTCAGGAGTTAACCCCAGTGAGGCAGTATCCTTGGGAGGCAACGTAATTTCTGGAACGTATGGTTCTTCCCGTGTTCCCGTAATTGTTACCTCTGGAAGCTCTCCAAGATAAGCAGGCTCCCGTTGAGTTTCGGGAGCTTCAGTTGGACTTATTAAATTAAGAATTTCATTCTGTCTTGCAAGGCGCTCTGTTTCTGCTTGTGTTTGGTTTTCCGGCCTTATGTCTAAAGGCGCAACATAGCCACTGAGTGATTCTTGTGTTTGGTCTGGAGTAATGTCTAGAGGCGCAACAGGACGAGGATTTATTTCTATAGTGGTAGACGGGTCTGAATACGTCTCAAAATCCTCTCCTCCACCAGTGTCCAATTGGTTATCTGTTCGCGTAGGCTTTCTTGCTTCAGATGCTAGAGCGCTAGAGGCAGAAGACAAAGCGCCTACAACTGCGCCTTCTGTGCCGCCTTTTACTGCACCAGAAGTAGCTCCAGCAATAGCCTTGCTGTAAACGTCAGGAGAAGTTTTTGCCACTTTCCTGTATGCAGAAGAAGCAGCAGAACCAGCAAGCCCTGCCACCATAGCTTTTTCGACTTCTTCTTGAGAGCCACCTCTAGCAGCGGTTGCGGCTGCGGAAGCTACAGTAGATACAACGGCATCCGTTACAGCAGGACTTTTTAAAAGACCATCCAATTGTTTTGCAGCCGCAGGAGATAGCTGCGCTACAGCCACATCAGCAGCAACATTTTCAATTGCTTTTTCCAACGGCACGCCCTGCGCTACTTGTGCAGTTGTGCTGGCAATGGCTATGCCTATAGTGTTTGCCGTAACAGTCGCAGCCTGGGCAGCGGCAGCGGCTTGTGCTGCGGTTGCTCCTTGGGCAATAGCGGCAGCACTGGCAGCTTCTGCACTAGTAACGGCTCCAGCAGCCATAAGTTCTGCACCAATGTACTCACCAACAACAGGAACGGCAACAGCCAAAATAATAGCCAGTTGAATTTCTGGATTTGCGCCTATGTAGTTAACAACCTTCTCTACAGGCTGCAACGCACTGGTTAAGTCTTTGCTGGTGTCTGCTACAGCCTGCGTAACATCTTTCTCCAATGGTTGCAGTGAGGTGCTTATATTTTTGGTGGTGTCTTCCACGCCAGCGGTAACAGCCTTCTCTATAGGCTGAGTCACTTGGGTAAGTGTGTTGCTTACGTCTGCAACAAAGTCATCAACCACTTTTGTCGGGCCACCCATGTCAAGCTCCTATCTCAATAGAAAATTCCCGCACACCAGTAGCACTTGGCTTTTGCTGGACACGGTACTTGATACCAGCCTGGTCTAGCACTTTTGTCATCATGGGATTGGTCACGGTAGACACGGCTTTGGTGAACCCTGCCATTTTCATGCCGTCATACAGCTTCCTGATATTGCCAATTAGCTCACGGGGGCTGTCAATGGTGGCAATGTGGACGTTGGCCTCACCAGTGTTTCTGACGCTCAACATCAGCAGCGTGTTTCCCGCCCGCAAAATGCGTAGCCTGTTCTCACCCAAGTGCTTCTGAAGCTGGCTGTATATCTGGTTAAAGTCGCCGCCAGACCGTTGTATGTCTTGCTGGAGAATCTCTTGTACTGTTGCCATCACACCCCCAGTGCAGATGCTATCTGTTCATGTATGGTCAGGTGAACACCCAGCCAATCGTAGAAGTCATCCTCCACATTCCAATCTGCGTCCAGCAATTGAAAGGGATTGTCCAACACTAAGATGGATGACAGTGACTCATGCTCTTGGTTATGCACAAACAGCCAATCATCCAAGTTGTCTGTGTCGGCATCTATGATGGGGTACTTGGGATAAAGGATGTTGTTGTCGGCAAGAATTTCATGGAAGAGCCTGTGCTGCACGCCGTTTTCAAACAAGAACTGCCCCAGGCCGTCTTTATCGCCAAACTTCACGTAGGACAAGTCATTCATGTTCATGGCTTTTTCCCAAATATCTCATCCCGCATGAGGATGTAAATGCGAAAAACAGTGAACACAAGAGTCGCCCACAACACCGCCTCCGACAGGGTGAAATGCCCAAGGATAGTCCCCACCCAAATAATGATGAGGTCTGTGAAAGAGGGGTTGCTGGTGTCTTGTTCCATATCAGACTGCGTAATAAGGTATCTTGACTGTTGTTCCGTTGAGCAATATGGAAATGTAACCAGCCGGAACCAGCGGCAGACTGGATGTTGCAAAAGTAGCAGACGCATCGGTTGTCGCGGACAAGTTAGCTCCAGCAAGGGTCACGTTGCCCAAGGTGGTCACAGTTGCACCTAGCGTGACTACTGTGTTGCCAATAGTGGCGCTGGCGTTTTGAAGGTTGGCGTTGGTAACGGCAATCGTTACGTTGGCTGCACTGGTAATCTGTCCTTGGGCGTTGACCGTAATCTGGCTGACGTTGGCAGAAGCCCCGTAAGTCGCGGCGGTAACAGCGGTGTTGGCAAGCGAGATAGTGCCTGTGGTGGTGATAGGGCCACCCGTCAAGCCTGTGCCTGTCGCTATGTTGGTAACGGTTCCGTTACTACCACCTCCTGCTGAACTTACGGTCTTTAACATGATTACATCCCATCTCCAGGAGTTATATACACCGCTGCGGTACTGCTGCCAGTAATGCCAGTAAAGTAAGCATTAGGGACAAACGACAAAATCTCATCTGTACCAGGCAACAGCGGAAAAGCAGGCCCAGTGCTGGTCACGACAACCGCACTGTTGGTAGCGTCACCAGAGGCAACGCCGTATCCCAAAAACACGGTAACGCTACCGCTGTTGATGATTCGGTACTGGTTGCCGCCAAGGGTGGTAGAAAGGCATTGCACAGGCGAGGGTGCGCTGACAGCGGCGGTAAATACTACCGTGTTGCCTGTTCTTGTAAATGCGTTGGTACTCATGCTTGCACCCAAGAAATAGTTGACTCATCCCATGTATAAATGCCGTCAGTAGGCATAGCAACAGGTGCTGTCCACTGGCAAGTTTCTTCTACCAGCGTCCAGCTTGGGAATGGTTGTGGAGGAATGAACGCATTCCGGCCTTCATCGTAGGTGTAGCCGATGCCAGCGTAGTTTTTGCGGATGCGCCCGTTGTAGCTGGTTTGCTTCCAATCGCCACCAAACAGTCGCTCACAGAAAGCAGCACCGATGTACTCTTTTTCTGTGCCATCAGCAGATGAGGTGTCCTCATTGCCAATCACAATCACTTGCGTGACGATGCCGTTTTCAATCTTTGCAAAGTGTGCCATTACATCTCCAATTCTTCCAAAATCTTAACTGTCCAAATGGTAGGGATTGAGTCCTCAAACGCTTTAATCTTTTCCATCGTTGCGTCAATCTCAGCCCATGTTGGGCATGGTCGGTCATCTTCCCAGCGCGTGATGGTGCGGTTGCTAATTTCCCATTTGGCGTTAGGGCGCAGCAATTGCATTGCTGTGTCTATTCCATAAAGTTGATACTTTTTCATGCTAGTTCAGCTTGAGGATAACAATGCCGGAGCCGCCAGCGCCTCCTGCCGCTGAAGCCGCACCACCGCCACCACCGCCACCTAGATTTGTAGTGCCAGCAGTTCCAGCGGCACTTACCCCACCAATACCACCGCCGCCAGCGCCTCCAGTACCAGCCGAACCACCAGTATTTGTAGAACCTCCACCGCCGCCAGCGTAAGTGACACCTGAAAAAGCTGTGCCAGCACCGCCATTACCTCCGTTTAACCCACTAGCATTTCCACCAACTGCTCCAGCACCGCCGCCACCGCCAGTTCCCGTGTTAGTAACTTGCGTACCGCCCGCATTACCTTGACCACTTGTTCCAGAACCCGCAGTAGAAGTTACATAACTACTAGCACCACCCCCAGAGCCACCTGTTTGACCGTTTCCTGTGCTTGTTCCACCCGAGCCGCCGCCTGTAGAAGTAATACTAGAAAATACAGAATTTGCACCATTAGTGTTTGTTGCCCCGCCACCGCCAACGGTAATTGTGTAATTTGTTCCAGCAGTTACTGCAAAAGATGTGGCAGTTTTAAATCCTCCAGCACCACCAGCGCCACCATTGGAAGTTCCACCAACGCCAGTTCCACCACCACCGCCGCCTGCTATCACCAAGTAGTCAACGGTAGAGATGCTTGCTGGTGCTGTCCATGTCGCAGTAGACAAGAATTCAATTGCTGTGCCTTTTGGCATGGTGTAGGACAAGATGACAATGCCGGAACCGCCAGAGCCGCCAGCACCAACTTGCTCATTGCCACCAGCGCCGCCACCGCCACCACGATTTGCAGTTCCCGATACACCAGTTGCGCTTCCGCTTGTTCCACTATTGCCGCCACCACCTGACCCGCCAGCACCAGCCGTTCCTGCGCTGTGTGGTGAACCACCGCCACCACCAGCGTAAGTGACACTAGCGCCAGAAATGCTAGAAGCAGTTCCAGAACCGCCTGCACCACCCGCACCATTTGGAGATGTAGTTCCAGTTGAACCAGCAGACCCTGCGCCGCCGCCGCCACCGCCTACTCGATAAGTAGCGTTGTCTGTGCTTCCTGCGGCTCCTGCGTTTCCTTGACCTGATGTAGCCGTGCCGCCAGTTCCATTGACTCCTCCTGTGGTTGAGCCACCGCCACCGCCCGAACCGCCAGTTAAACCGTTTTGAGCGCCTGTATTGCTGTTAGGTTCAGAGCCACCACCGCCGCCGCCGGTAGAAGTAATAGATGAAAATACAGAATTGTTACCAGAATTTCCTGCTGCGGAAAAACTTGTTGAACCAATGCCGCCAGCGCCAACGGTTATTGCGTAAGTTGTTCCAGCGGTTACAGAAAGTCCTGTCCCAGTACGAAATCCACCAGCGCCACCGCCACCGCCAACTGATGTACCACCGCCGCCACCACCAGCAACAACAAGGTAGTCCACAGCGGTAACACCAGCAGGGCATTTCCATGAGCCGGACGCAAGGAACTGCTCAATGACTAAGTAGCCTCCCGCGCTGCGGGTGATGAAGAAGTTTTTGGACGCAAACATTATGCAAACGCCTGTGCTGCATTGCCGTACCAGTTAGTGCCGTTGGAGACAAAGCTCAAAATGTCCACTGCTGACGCTGTTGCCGTGATGGTCGGCGCAGTGCCCGCAGGCCACTTCACGCTTGTGAATGTTGCGGTTGTCATGCCGGACGATGCTTGCGTCAGAATCAAGATAAATGATTTGCCTGCCACCGCTGTGGGCATGGTGAACGTGCAAGGTGTAGATGCCGTCAATGTTGCGGTCAACACAGTGCCTGTTGCCAATGACAAGGTACTAGATGCGCCCACTGTACCCACTGCTTGCAGGGTTTCTACGTAGTTGGTGACCGTCACATTGGCGGTGGTGAGGTTACCCAAGCTAGTAGCAGTGTTACCAAGAGCAACAGTTGTGTTACCCAATGTCACCGAGCTATTTGCCAGCAAGTTGTTGGGAAAGGCCGTGCCCGCGCTGCTGATAGTGACGTTAGCCAACGTCATGTTGTTAAGCGTGGTAACGGTGTTTCCTAACTGGATAGCCGTGTTGCCCAGCGTGATGGGTGTAGCAAAATTGGTATCTAGGTTGGACAGCGGAATAGCCGCTGTAGCCGTACCAAAAATATTAGGAACTGCCATTTAGAACCTCACTCTCAATTCATGTTCAAACTCAAACGTGTTGTACACAAAACCAGCACTGTTACTGGTAATGGTCAATCCCAAGTACTTACCGTACTGCTGCGCGTCACTCTTGTACAAGGCATAGCCGTTGGAAACTAGCCAGCCAATAGGGGCATTGCTGTTGTTTTTCCAGGTTATGGTGGTAAAGCTATTGTTATACCAAGTGACTGCGTTGTCTAGTGTGTAAATAGGGCTGGAACCAGCTTCGCTATCCACTGTGACAAACAGGCTGGAAGCGTTGGTTAGAGTAGCCTCAATGCCAAATTTCAGCGCCTGCTTGGTACGGATGCTGTCACCCATAGGCATCAAGGCGGTGCGGATAGTGCTAGCGACATTGCCTGTGGCGTTGCCGTACAGCTTGTACAGGTCAGTGCCTGTAGTCCCGTAGAGGTTAATCACCCCGCCAAATGGAACAGAAGTGACGAATGTCAAAGCACCTTGGCTGGTGATGAACCACTTCTTCTCAAAGAACACCGCTTGGATAGGTCTTGCAGAGGAGAGCGGGTCGTTGTAGGTGAAAGAGAATGCCGCGCACAAAATGCTGTTAAGAAGGACTTGCCCGCCTGTGACAGGCTTAGTGAAGTCAATAAACGGGAAGATGCCATCCAGTTGGTCAGAAATCTTGCTGGTGGTAGAGCCAACCAGGGCGTACATGCCGTAGTCATTCATGAACAGGACAGAACGGAAGTACGGAAAGATGCCGTATACCCGCTTAGTACCGATACTGGCGCTGACGTTGGTGTTGGTGAACAGGGTTATGCCCGTGCTGGACACCCGCAAGTCAGAGAACACGTTGATGCTGTCATCACCAAAGATGTACAGGAAGTTGTTGGCAGACAGCAAAGCCTGGATGTTGCCGTGCAACGTGGAATCTGTGATGGCAAAAGACCCCGCAGACACAGATGTAAAGTCGCTGATGCTGGTGGCGGCAGAGTAGTAGACCGTCCTGCCAGCAGCTACCCATGCTCTGCCAGAGAAAGTAGCGACATCCACAACCTTGTCTACGTTGACAAAAGCTGTGGCGGTTGCACCCGTGCCTGGTGTTCCGCTGCTGTCGGTGATGACCACCGTCACGTTGGATGCAGCGGTATAACCAGCCCCTGCGTTGGTCATGATGACCTGGGTAATCTGACCGCCGGACACAATAGCGTTGCCTATGGCCCGTGTTGTGTAACCAGTAGCGTCACCAATAGTCACAGTGACATTGGAAGAGTTGGAGTAGCCAGTGCCAAAGGTGTTCATCACCACAGACACTGTGCCTGTCTTGAACGTGACCAAAGATGCAACCGCTGTGGCGTTGGTAGTAGCCCCGCCGCCGCTGATAGTCACTGTGGGTGTAGCCGTGTAACCTTGCCCACCGTTAGTGAGAGTAATGGCAGTAACAACACCAGAACCAATCGTGACAGTAGCCGTTGCCTGCACGTTGCCGCCTGTTTCTTGAGGGGCAGAAATGGTAATGCTAGGCGTGCTGGTGTAGCCTGCGCCAGAGTTTCTTATGCCAATAGCGCCTACAGAGCCGATACTGGACAGGTTGCCGCCATCCCAAGAAAACAAGCCTTTGTCAGGGTCGCCAATAATGACCTTCTGGTTTTTGAACTGAGCGGTGGTTACGCCTGTTGAAGAAAACGTGCCCGCAGCAGCAATGTTGCCAGTTGTAGAAGCAGTGACGTTGAAATATTGCGCTGCACCATTGGACTGAAAACCAATTACATAGTCGCTGACATCTATGTTGGCAGAAACAAGCGCGGTTACCGTGTTGCCAAAAGCAACGGCAGCATTACCAGAGTCTCTGATTGTGGATTGAGATGGGGTGACCTTGATGTTGCCTGCCCCAATAGGCATGGCGTTCTCTATCCAGGCAAACTCATCCTCTCTGATGGCGGTTCTGTTGGCTTTAGTGTTAAGACTGGTGAAATTCTTAACAACAGCATAAGACTTTTTTTGCTCTGCTGCTGCCATGATTAGTACGGGCTAGAGTAAGGGTCTGGGATGCGGCGCGTGAAGACAGAGTTCTGAACAGAATTGACCTGTTTCATGTACTCTTGCTTGTAAATTTCCGCTTCGCCGTAGCTCTGTTCTTTGTACTTGGCCTTGTAGGCTGCGTAGAAAGGCACAGGAGAGGTGTACGGGGAAACGATGGTGTCAATCGCATCAGGAGCGGCAGTTGTTAATGCTGTGGGCATGACAACCGTATCTATCTCTATGGCATAGCTTTGGTCTGGTATGGGCGCTATGTATATCTGCCCTTGACCATAGATTGAGAAGCAGACAGGTCTTCCAACATAGTTCTGCCAGTACCGTAGCTGGGCATTAAAATTAGTCCAGGGCAAGTAACGCAAAGGTATGCGACTGTTGCCCCAATAAACATTTACATTCATGACATCCAGCGTGTACTGCCCGTTAGGCAGAGCCGCATAGGCAATTATTTCCGCAGGGCCGGAGTACTGCAAAGTTGCTGTGCCGTTGGTGAACGGAGTAGACGGCGGGAAAGTGGCGTAAGCGGCTGGGTACGGCGGTGGAGTGGTGTCAGTAGTTCCGCTGACTGTTACTTCATAAATGAAGATGTTAGAGAACAGGTAGTCTCCAGCAGTAACAGGCGTACTTGCTGCCCAAGCAGTAGCTACATTGCCACTGGTAGAAATCGGGGTTTGGGTAATTTGAAGGGTACGCGAGCACCCTGTGTCTCTAACAACGCGCTCACGGGCGCTGTTAATGTTGTCCGTTAGTTCAGCATCATCCCAGAAGACACCATTGGCATCGTGCAGGAGCCGCCGGACTTCCGATAGGTAGGAAGTAAGTGTTGCCATGTTGCTTCCATTTTATGCTGCCCTTTGCGTAACTTTTCCCCCTACGGATTTTTCAATCCGCAGAGGTACTACGCTAACCGCCGAGGGTAAGGAGCGGTTCTGCTCTGGCTGCTGCTCAGAAATTTCAAACTGAGCCAGCAATTCCAATCCTGTTTGTAATTCTGCATGGGACTTAATCCATCCCAAGCGGGACAGAAAATGTTCCTTGTCAGGGCTTCCATAACCAAACACATGCTGTGCCACATGGAGGGGAACCTCCACGGTCTTGTCTTTGATGAATTCAAAAAAGACCCCACCAAACCCATCTCTGAGTTCGGTGGTGCTGCGGTTGGTTACAAAAACCGTCTGCGTCATAGACTCACAATGTCACCGTAAACTATCACTTCACAAGTTGCATCGTTGGCAGTTGTGACCTTCACCCACAAAGCGCCAGAGCTATACACGTTAGAAACGGCATTAGCGGTAGGAGCAATGTCTTGGAAGGTCGTAGTGCTGGTGATGTTTGAGAGCTTAGTTGTTGCAAAAACTGCATTGGCAGCATTGCCATCGCTAGACGTAATGATACTTACGTTAGCGGTGGCAGCACTTGCGTTTGCATTTGAGATGGTGACACGGCGAACTATGTATCTTGTACCCACCACAGACATCACAGCAGCAACATTGCTTACCGCATTAAGCGGAACAATGGGTGCTACGGCAATAACAAAATTGCCAAATGAGTCTGGGTAGAGAGCGCCTACATGGTTTGCGTTCATGTCTACTCCTTAGCTGGTGTAAGTGCCAGGAGCGTTGTTGCCGCCATTGGAGGTGTACAGAGTCAAAGTCTGAGTGGATGTAGTTGCGTTTGCACGCACGTTGAATCCGTCAGAGATGATAGTACCGCCAGTGTTAGCAGCAATGTACGTAGTCCATGCATTCGCACCAGCAGAGGTGTAAGCATTCACTTCAATAGCCACGTTGTTGGTGGTTTGAGGAAGAATGTATGCACCAGCGGGGACGTTTTGTGCGCTAGACACGCCAGCGTTCATGAGCGTGGTGTTACCAATACCAATGCTGGTAATGGTAACGCCTTGCAGATAAGCACCAGCCGTGTTAGTGGATGCACTGGCAAGAAGGATTTTATTGAGTGATAAAGACATGCTCTATGCTCCTTACAGTGAAAGGTAGTTGTAACCCGTCACCTTGGTCATCGACTTGGGCTTGACGTTTACCAGTTCGGCAATCATCAGCACAGCGCCAACATAACCAATTTGCCAGTTGGGCAGAGTGGACTCAAATCCTGTGAACACAAACGAACCTTGCTCATGGATGTAGAGCGACAGGTAGTTGGTGTTGAGGAAGTACACCGTGCCTTCGGGGCAGTAGGGGTCAGGATAGATTGGAACACCAGCAACCATCAGGGCGCGGAATGCAGCCTGGGGGCCGTTGCTGTCGCCGTCAAAGCCGGAACCTGGAGTGATGACGTATTGCTCTTGACCAACAAAGTCTTGAGCCAGCAGCGTCCAAGTGCCAAAGCCGCAAACACCAAAGCTAGGCATCTCAGCGCCGTTCTTCACAGTACCGGAGATGTATTGCAGGATGTTTTGACGGGTGGGGTTAACAGAACCAGCAGCGTACTGCTTCGACTTCCACCAGGTGTAGGTCGAGCGGTTGATGTTGCCGTAGGTTGCCATAGTTGTACCGTCATCCTCAGCACCAGGCAGTCTGATGAACTGT